AATGATGAGTTAAATGTTTTATCAGAACACTATGGCAAAATCCTCAAAGATAATCTGCCTGCAGAAGTAGAAAAAGAAGAAGATGGAACAGGAGAATAGAGAAGCTATTATCCGCATTGAGGGTAAACTAGAGTTAATGGATCAAAAATTAACTACCCTCAAAGATAATCATCTATTTCATATTGAAAAAGATATGCGACAATTACGAACTTTAGTGTGGACTATAGGCATTACTGTATTTGCTCAGATGTTATTCTTGATTATTCGTACATTTACGTAGTATTGCACATATAGGGTAAAGTAGTGTATAAATAGGTATGTCTAAGAACTCGGTCATACTAGTTATTTCAGATACCCATTGTCCTTATCATCATCCTGATCTTATACCTTTTCTTAAAGCTATTAAAAAAAAGTACAAGCCAGATCGTGTGATACACATAGGCGATGAAGTTGATTCTCACGCAATATCGTTCCACGACAGTGACCCTGACTTATACAGTGCAGGTGACGAACATCAAGCCTCACTACCTACCATTCATGAAATGGAAAAACTGTTTCCTAAAGTAGATCTTATGGACAGTAATCATGGTTCCTTAGTTTATCGTAGACAAAAGGCTAGTGGTTTGCCAAGAGCTGCCATGAAGTCTTATAATGAGTTTTTACAAGTAGGGCCTGGTTGGGTATGGCACGATGATCTTCTTATCACCATGTCTAATGGCCAACAAGTTTATTTCTGTCATGGTAAAGCTGCCAACGTCTTAAAGGTTGCACAACAATATGGTTGCCCTACAGTACAAGGGCATTACCACTCATCTTGCTCCATACAGTATTGGGGTAATCCCAACAACTTGAATTGGGGTATGCAGGTAGGCTGTCTCATAGATGCAAAGTCACTCGCTTTCGAATATTGCAAAACACAAAAATCAAGACCAATAATTGGTTGTGGTATCATCATCGATGGTTTACCAAAATTGTTACCTATGGTCTTGTCAAAAGGCGGTAGATGGAATAAAGTGTGTCCATGAGTGCTTTTGATGAACAAGTTGGTGGTGAACATTATTTAGCATGGCCAATACAGTTGATGGAATTTTTTATAAAAAACAAAGTAGGTAAAGCTGAAGGCGATGCCATACAGTATATTTTAAGACAAAAAGGTTCACGTACTGAAAACCTTAACAAAGCAATCCATGTATTGCAAATGTTGCTAGAAATAGAAAATGACTAACATGGCAAGATTAGAAATTCCAAATCGAATGTACTCACACAATGTGAGAATTATAGTAGATGAAAATCCACTTAATGCCATACTTGATTACGTGTTTGATGATAATGGCATTTTACCTGTAGCAATATGGATTAAGACTAAAAAGTCAGAATCTACTTTAGACAGAGAACTTCGCAGTTCTAGTAAGGCAGTATCACTACTATTACAGTATGGCTGTCCACTCAAAGATATTTCGGACACTTTTACTAGAGATAGTATTATTGGTTCAGTGGTTTGGTATATAAATAAAAACTTAGAAGATATACTTGCAGGTAATCAACCTGACAAGACTCCCAACTTATCTACCCAACCGACAGGTTATATAATTAAATAGGAGGCACTAATGCCATTTGAAATGATTACCATGCTTGGTAGTACCATGCTTGGTGGACTGATGACTGTATGGTCACAATCTATTAAAGCAAAACAAGCAGAACAAAAGATGTTATTAGCAAGAGCTGATAAACAAGCAGAGATATTTAAAGAAGCTAGGGAGTATGAGAATCCTGGCTTTCAATGGACTAGGCGTATTATCGCTTTAACGGCTGTATTCGCTATTGTGGTCTTGCCGAAGATCTTACCATTAGTTACACCTGATGCACACGTTATCGTAGGTTATACAGAGTTTAAACCTGGTTTCTTATTCTTTGAAGGTAAAGACGTAATGAAATGGGTACCAATGGCACATAAAGGTATCGTTATAACCCCATTAGATACTAACCTTGTATCAGCTATTATTGGCTTATACTTTGGCGGATCATTAGTTAAAAAATGATGTTCTTTGTTATAACCATCATGCTAACATTTACTGGTGGGGAACAATACAGTAGAGAATTTAAACTAAAAACATTTAACGATACTTGGGCGTGTTGGGAATTTATCACTGATAATAAGGTTGAGTTGTTAGCTCCACACCTTATCGAGTATGGTGATGACATGACAAGTTTTGAATTTTACTGCGAAAGCAGATACGGAGAAGAAGTATGAAAAATATATTAACCGTTATAGTTATAACTATAAGTATGCTATGGGTGTTTGACTCACTAACACGTTCAGCCTTTGCAGATGTAACTGGTGCAGGATCAACCACTAACACACAAACTACTTCTGGTAGTGCTGCAACCAACACTGCTATCACAGGTGGTTATCACAGTGAGGCAACTACTAATTATCAATCAGGATCATCCTCTAACACAACTACTACTAACAGTACGACAAACAACGCATACACAGGAGATCAACGTGTCGTGCCTAGTTCTGCTGCACCTAGTCTATCTAACATGTCACAAGACGTATGTAGTATAGCGGTAGTGGGTGGCGTACAGAAGTTTGGTTTAGGTGTATCTATGGGTACTTCTAAAAGAGATTTAAACTGCGAAAGACTTAAACTTGCAAAAGCCCTACATGATATGAATATGCGTGTAGCTAGTATTGCTTTACTTTGTCAAAACCCAATGGTGTTTGAGGCAATGGCTATGGCTGGAACAAGTTGTCCGTATTTAGGAAGCATAGGTCAAGAAGCTGAAGAAAAATGGAAACTATATAGTAAGCTAAGACCTGACTATGAGGAGTACACAAAGAACTTAAACTACACTACTAAGATAGACGATAAAAAAATAGCAGACTTGGAGCAAGAAGAAGATGAGAATACTGTTAATTACTCTGGCGGTACTGTTAAGCTCGGTAGCGAGTAAAGCCAATACAGTCTGCATACAAGACATACCTAATCCTGGTGATGAAACTTGTACTACTACTTACACTACAGGCACGCCAACTACTACAGGCAATTTGATCTCACAAGATTTTATTGACGGCACTTGGCATGGTACTATGTTTCCAGACAGTTCGGATTTGAGTAATGAGTCTACTTTTATGACTGGTAAGCATGGTAAGTATGCAGAGACTACCATAAGTAGCACAGGCTTGATGACTGAGGCAGAAATACAACAAGGCTTTACTAGTACTTTTGGAGTACAGGCCCGTTGGTGGAACCCTGAAGCATCTACCTTTACTATGACGCAAACTGCGATTGATAATTTAGGTAATAGTACAACACAATCTACGTTGTTTGAAGATACCACTAATTACAACTATGTCTTTAATCCATACGCTAATCAATTAATTGTAGCACCTAATGAGAACTTAACTCATGGTACCATAACAGCACGTTTTGATTTTGATATACAAGGTAAAAAAACTTACAACGGTGGACATGTTGGAGTGGACTTGCGTTCACCTACCTTAACAATAGACTATCAAACTTTATCATCTACTAGTACTACCGTAGTAGAATATTGTTGGCAAAAAACACCAACGACTTGTCCAGCTCAAGAAGAAATAGCAGCTGTTAAAGAAATTATTGAAAACATAGAAATACCTGATGAAATTTTTGTGTATGAAGCACCAGAAACTATAATTTACACACCAACAGAAATAGATGTCATACCAGTAATTATAATGGATGTTGAATTAGATATAGAAGTAGTTGCTGTAGAACCTACTGTTGTAGAAATAGAAGTGTACGAAACAAATTTGTCAGTACCTGATGAGTATGTAGATATAAGTATGCCTGATGATGTAGAAATGTTTGAAGTGACTGAAGTAAACACTGATGATTTAGTAGCTATGGTTACGAGTGAACCTGAATATATTGAAGAAGTAATTGTAGAAGAATCCATAGTGGTTGAGGAAGAACCGATAGATGAACAAATTGAAGAACAATCCAGTAGCGAAGAACTTGTTGCAGACGAACCAGTTTCAGAGCCAGAAACTACCGAACAAGAAAAAGTTGTCGAGGAACCAGTTGAAGCAAAGGTTGAATCAAAACCTGAGCCAACAGTGGAAGAAGATATAGTTACTGAAAAACCAAAAGTAGATATAGCTAACATTGAACGTATTGTTAAATCACAAGTAACAAATAAAATACAACAGATTGCAGCTACCTTAGATGTAGTCAATGAAGTATTAAGTCGTGAGATGACTGCTAATCAACCAGACTTGTCAGCCTATACTGCATTAAACAATGCCATGATAGATAACCGACAACTACC